ATCGGCTGGAGCGATGTCGAATATGCGGCAGAGGCTTGGCTAAAGGTCGGGTATCTCTGCTTGATGGCCGACAACATCACATCCCTGCTCGATGGCCGCGTACTCCGCAATGAGGTTTCTTGCCTTTGCTGCCTTATCAGCATCCCGACCGTTTTGTCCTTGGGTTTCTGTTTTTCCATTGCCTTGCTGTTTTTTTTCGATTATCCAAAGATTGGCCCGGCTGTCCCAACGTTCAACCTTGGCACCTGTAGCCGTTTTCCAACCAAGCCCGGAGAAATGATTGTAGAAAATATCCGCTTGCAATTCCCAGTCAGGAAGTTTGCCCCGAAAATACTCTTTCACTTCTTCGACGGTCGGTGGTATAAACTCTACTTTGGTTTTAAGCAGCTTCTTTTTCGGTGGTGGCTCCGGTGGGAATAACTCGCCAGAGTTATTTTCCCCCATAGGTTTCTGTTTATGTTTCTGTTTATATAAAGGGTTACCATTTACGTTACCGTTTATGTTACCATTTACGTTACCACTTTCGTTACCATTTTTGTTACCGTCAGAAACATAAAGTATCTGATAAAAAGCTCCGTTTGCCCGTTTATTCCCTTCTTTGAAAGAAATCAATCCTTTTTGCTGGAGTTTGTTGCGCAGGTCACAAATTGTTTTGCGAGAGATGCCGAGTTCAAGCTCCACATTCCTCGACGGCAATTCGAACGGATTAGTCCAGTTTCTCGAGTTACATTCTTTCAGCAAATAGAAATAAAAATCTGCCTCGTAACTTGTCATCGGTCTAATACGCCTCACAGTCCAAAAGTTATTGACTAATTCAATATAATTCATCGTAGATAGGAATTAACCTCGTTCATAAAATCTTGAAGAGAACGGCAGATAACGTATTTATTTCGATACTTTTCCGCTTCTCTCTGCCATTCAATTTGTTCCTCTCTCTGTTTCCCCATCGGAGTTTTCATTTCTATACAGAGAGACGCAAAACCTTTCTTAGGGACAAGAAGTATCAAATCGGCAACGCCGCGTAAAACACCTTCGTATTTCATTTGCGCACCGGTACGGGCATCGCGTTTCCCACCGTTAGGAACAGCGAACAGCATGCGACTCAAAAACGGATATTGATGCCGGAACCAAGTCAGGCAGCTATGCTGTATCTGGCTTTCTGATTGTGGTATAGTTTGTTTCTTTCTCATAATCTACCTTTGAATAAGTCCATAGCCATATCTACTACATTCTCCTTTACTACATCATCAGTTCCGGTAACTCCGTTAGCTATACCCTTCTTCCGCTGAATGACATCATACATATATTCATCAATGGTATTTTTACCAAGGAAGTAGTAACAGTTAACGTTATTTTTCTGTCCGTTACGATGTGCCCGGTCTTCAGCCTGTTCGCAATCGCTGAACGTCCATGGGAACTCAATAAAGGCCACACGACTGGAAGCGGTCAAAGTAAGCCCCGTACCACCCGATTTGTAGTTCAGAATGATAAGTGTACAATCCGGATTGTTTTGAAAAGCATCTACAGCTATCTGTTTCCGGGTAGCATTATCTTCACCAGTAACCGTTACTGCTTTGGGAAACATCTTTTTCAGTTCCATTACTACCTCTTTCAGATAAGCAAATACTATCAGTTTCTCTCCCCCATCGATAACGTCATGGATAAATTCGGCAGCCGCCTTAATTTTTCCACGAGCGGAAATAGCTTTCAATATACCCATCCTTACCATTACCTCACCGCGCATGGACTTGGCAATCTTCTCGTCGTCCGCATTCTTATAAACACGCAGATATTGAATAAGGTCGCTTTCTGCTTTCTCATATTCCAACCGCGTAGTGATATCCATCTCGATATACTGGCGTGTCTTATCCGGAAGTTGGGTCAACACCTTTGCCTTCTCCCGTCGGAAAAAGCAGGTATTCCAAAGGCGCCAGTTTAATTCTTTCAGATTAGATGCTTTCTTCGGTCCGTTACAAAAGCGCTCGGTAAATGTCTTATACCCACCGAAATCTTCCAAACGTCCCATTATCTTAAGTTGTTGTATAAGGTCAGTATTATCATTCACTACCGGAGTTCCTGTCAACTCAAGAATGAAATCCTTACCTTTGCAGATGCCCTCAACAAACTTACTTTGCTGGGTCTTAGTAGACTTACATTTATGAGACTCATCAATAATGACCGATTTGAAAAGCGTTATGCGAGGATCAAAAATGATTGACTTCAGCGTAAACCGCGTATCATTCTTCACATCCAATACGAAGAACTTTTTCAGCGACTCATAATTAGTGATGAAAATATCACAGCACTTGGTTTCAATGAAGCGTTGCCACGTATTTTTATTCTTATCATCAAGTATAAGAGCCTGTTTCCCGGCAAACTTCTTGAACTCACGTTGCCAGTTTATTTTCAATGCAGCCGGACATACTACAAGACATGGATAAGATTGCGCTATTGTTACCGTACCTATCGCCTGTAATGTCTTACCAAGTCCCGGCTGGTCACCGAAGATGCACCGTTTATGTTCTAATGCATAAGCGATACCCTCTTTCTGATAATCGTATGGTTCAAGAAGTAGCCCATGAGGTACGGCCAATTGCGGCATTGGAGCAATCTCAAAACTTATATCAGCTTTTCTTTGCTCCAACCGCTGTACTGATCCGCAATAACCATATTGCACCGCCCAATTCGCCATGGTGTTGACATACCATTCATCGGCAAGATCAACCCACCAGGCTTTTTCATTAAAGAGGTAAGCTCTCTTTGCATTGGCCTTGACTGACGGAATGTTCTTCACACATTTTATCAGCATCGGATGATACATGAATTTAAGTTTGAAGCCGTCTGGATATTTGGTGATACAAAAAGGTGCTGCCATAATTAAGCTGCCGTTTCTTTGACTTTCTTAGTACGTGAATGACGCGGTTTCACTTTCTTACCGTCCACAATCAAAGTAGTACCGGTCTGTTCCGCCACTTGTTTGAGGAACTCGTTAGCTTCCTCCTCAAAAGTAGCGTCCCCCACTGGGTCAGCCCCTATATCAGTCGGGGTACTTTCATCAAATGGAAGTTCCTGCTGAACTACTGCCCATTTCTTTGCGGTCAGATACTGTTCTACTTCATAATTACAAGCATCAATGGCTTGCTGCAACTCAAAGGCGTGTTCGTATTCCTCGTTCTCATTGTTGAACATGGTAAACGGTGCAATGAGATTGAGCACCTTTTTACTTTTTAAGAAACGTTTACCGACTAAAGTAATCCCGATATTATCATCGGAACCACCAATTGTATAACCGGTAACCTCAAATGTTGAAAAGATTTCTTCCGGCAATTCATCTATGGAATCTTTGCCGTCAGCTTCCTTTTGTTCGCAGAGGAAAGCAAGGTGAGGAATAAGTTCATCAAATGCAGCACGTAAATCCTTATGGATAAGATTCTTTCCCTCAACGGTTACATTATCCTCATTCTCGTTCTTAAAAGTGGCAACAAGCGTGTTGTCTTTCGTTATTTTTGCTTTTGTGATATTCATTTTTATCTCCTGTCTTGATATTCGTTGATAAATTCGTTATAGTAACGGTCAGCCGGAAGAGGGAGTGTTATTCCCAGTTCGGCAGCGGCATCAGCCTGGACTTTATTCAAAAAGTCTGTCATCTGCACTGTATTGAGTTTCGATGTGCTTCCGGCAACAACCGTTTCTTTGCCTTTGATATAGGAAGTTCTCCTCAGAAATAGGTTGCAGTAGTAATCGTGTATATCCTGCTTATCCGTTCCGGTTTCCTGCTCGATGCAAGTGAACCAAAGCCACATGAGCGCATTTTGCGATAGTGTACGAGGCTCTGTGAACCGTTCGATTTTTACACGATACCGACCATTACGAAGCTGGGAACACATGAAATCAAAGGATTTGCTTATGTGTACTTCGCCGTTAACCTTTTCAAGAATTGCTTCCTGTGCCATTACTCTAACCCAAATATTTTCTTATCCGTAATAAACTCCCGATTTACTTCCAGAAATTCTATGAAATGCTCACAATGAGCGGTCAACAGTTTAACCGTCTGTTCATGGTTATAGGTGTAGTATTCCGGATATTGCGTTCCACTGATTAGCGGTGTACGACTCGTACCGCCCTTCAACTGATAAGCAGTGTACTCAAAAGCTTTCACACTCTCCATTTGACCGGAAGCAATCAGGCAGTAAGGATATACATGCCGCTGCCATCCATGTTCATACTTACCGAAATCATATTTGGATGTTGATTTGATGTCATAGACAGTATCTCGGAGAAGTTCGTCTATAAACCCGTAAAGTTCCACATCACCGTAACGGGTGGAGATAATGGCAGAGACAAAGACCTGAGACAATGCACCGGCAAAATATCTCGACTGCTCGATACACCATGCTCGGTCAAACAAGAAATGACGGGCAGGCGCTATATCCGTAGCCGGAAAATCAACTTGGATAATGTTGGTTTCTTCATCACCGATAATGGTATATGGTTCTCGTTCATTTGGAATATGCTTTTCCCTATGGATATAACAGTCTATAATAGCATTGAATGCCGTTCCTTTATCAGCCGCTTCACTCTCAAATGGAACGCGGTTTATCGCATCAAGCAGACTTTGCTTGAGCTCCGCCTCAATCTCTTCGGGGCTTTTCTTGTATTCCCCCGTTTCATTGTCGACATTCCAAAAACTTTCAACCTGTTCATCCGCCCGCAGATACTGCTCGAACTTATCGAGCAGCGACGGGTAAAATCTATACTTAGGCGGCTGGTTCATACTTATTAGACAATTTGTTGAACTTCAATCCGAGTAGTTTACATTTCTCATTAAGCATCATACCGGCCCGTACCTTAGTATCAAAGATATGGTTCATACCCGCAATCGCTTCCCGTACCTCATTAGCCGATTGCATATCGGTTACCTGCTCCACCATATCCCGGATAACTTCAAAAAGCTTATCATATTCGGAAGACAACTCTGTTTGTTTTGTCTGATAATCCTTGTAAGTATTGATGATGTTTGTCATAAAATCATTCTTTCCCGTAACAGTACCAGACGCATCAATGATAACAGGTATCTTTATACGTGAAGAAAGATTACAAGTATTCTTACCATAGAACTTCTCGCATGGGTCAAAGGAAATTGTTCTATCCTTGCCAATGGCTTCCATGTAGCCGACCAAATCCAGCTCCTTAATCAAGTCACCGGCAGATGAACCGCCAATCTCCGGGCGTATCTGTTTTTCATCACCGACTTTCTCTTCCCGTTCATGAGCAACGAAGATAACAGACTTACCCATGAGGGTAACTTGATTTACAAAGCTGATGAACATATTTTTTCGTACCCCATAGCCCTGCAAGGAAAGAGTACCGTCAGCCTTCTTCATTTTCGGATTGGCTGCCATGATAGCCTTATCCATGAAAGAGAGCATCTTTCCGGCAGTGTCAATCACAATTGTGTCGAACTCCTGGATTTCCTCGGAAGCAAGTACTTGGTTCGTCTCGTCCCAGCTTGTTATCTGAACAGTGGGTACACGATGAGCCGCATTGACGCGATGAATACCACCGTCATAATCAAACAGCACAGGGTTCGGGGCTGATAATGCCAATGTCGTTTTTCCCATACCCGGTTGTCCGTAAATCAGTGCTGACAATGTAGTCTTAACAGTCAGCTCGTTAGGTTTCTTGATCAAACTCATAATGATAAAATTTATGTGGTTAATAAAAAATGTCGTGGAAGTTGACGGACTCGAACCGTCAGTCTCCTCGAATGAGGTGTGTTAGCCATTACACCGAACTCCCGAATAAAAAAGGTGTACCATCTTCACAGACAGAACACCTAAACACAACAAAATAAAAATACTAAACTATATCTTCCCTCGCTTGGGCATTGCTCCCGGATAGGCGGTCAAACCACACCGGGAAGGGTAGTTAACAAGATAGCTTAAAGCATAAAACTCAAATAGGGGCATTCTCCCTACGACGTCCTTTTCGTCGGCATTATTGGTTAAACATAAAAAAGCTTGTAGGTAATGTGGGACTTGAACACCACGACCTGTACATGAATGAAACCTTTAAATAATACCATGACAAATTACCAACATTAAATAATCATATACCGCTCTACCTGACTGAGCTAATTACCCGTTTCTGCCTGCTATCTTCACAGACCATGCAGACAGCAATCTAACTAAATAAGTTTTGTGTAATGCACTTCCTCCGCTGAGGTTCATATCTTTATTATCTTCTTTAATACTTTGTGATAGAACCAAACAGAATACACTATACCAAAAAGATTAACAGTATAGTTCCAGTCCCCTGTTACCGGATCAACATCATTGAACATTGCCAAACAAGGCAAAGCCAATATATTAAGCAATAGCACGTTGAGAATTATTCTTTTCATGGCTTCTT